TCTCCCGCATTGCAACACTATCCTGTGCCAGAAAGGCAGCAGTGCGAAACTCTAGTTGTGCAAAGTCAGCTTCCATGATGTAGCCACCATCCCACCGAGAGGTGAACACACGTTTAACTGGGAACGTACCGCCACGTGGCATATTCTGCATATTAGGATTACGACCAGAGAAGCGGCCAGTAGCTGTTATGTGCTGCGTCAATCCTACATGAAGGAAGTCGTCATGCTTAGTGTAGCCTTCGATACCATCTACAAAACTAGATAGGTAACTAGACACAGCGGACAGCCTCTTAAGATCAGACAAGAATGTAACTGCATCCTGCATGTTGTTATTCTTAGCTGTAGAGATAAGCGTGTCAAGGTTATCTTTGCCCGTGCTGAAACCATTAGCACTGACCCATGCCTTACTTGGTGCTGTAAACTTAAGTCCAGCCACCTGCTTAGTCTCTTCTAGTTGATAGCCACGGGCATCGCAGTCCTTACATTTGTTAGGCTTGCTATACTTTGTGCCATCCTTCCTTACTTTGTAGGTTTTGCCTTGTCCCTCACAGGTAGGACAAGTGAATGCCTTAGTGCGATACAAGGTCTTACTGTTTGCATTGACTGCAGCTTTAAACTCTTGTGGTGTATTCGTAAAGTTGAACAGGTCTACCCATTCTTTCTTATTGTTTACACTACGAGAGAACACAACCTGAGACATTTGCTCTGGTGAGTTGAGGTTAATAGGCGTATCGCCCATAAGCTCACGCACTTTGTATTGCAAGCGTGTCTCAATGTCAGCACGTTCCTTCTCAAACAAGTCACGTACTTTGTTTAGTTCTTGCCTGTCTACTTTGAACCCTGACATATACATTCGGGTAAGGGTTTTGCAGGTTCTGAAAGTAACTCCTCTAACGGTTGAAAGGGAGTTGGATTCGGGCTTGGCATAATCCCGTTCGATTGAGTGGAACAACTCACTAGTAGTGAGAAGGTCACACCGGAGATAATGGCTAAGCTCACGAAGAGGAATCTCGTTAGTATTACATCCTTGCTTAAAGTAAGTCTTAAGCGTGTCATCTTTCTGTACCTCTAGGTTGCGCCGCTCAGCACAAGCGGCAAGAGACAGTGGCTGCTTCTGTCCACGTAGCAACAGATACTCTGCAAGCATAGTGTCATATACGTCACCGTCATACTTGAAGCCACTCTCCCACAGCCACATCAAGTCGTGCTGTAGGTTGTGACCAATAAGCAGGGTAGTCATGTCTAGTACTTGCTGTACAAAGGCACGACCTAGCCCTGACTTGTCTTTGTATTCTACGTGATCCAGTGTTACAATGTGCAACTCTTCGTGATTGTCTACGTTAAGAAGGCCCACTTGAGTCAAGCTATTCAAAGGTTCAAACGGATCAATGTGATCCCGTCCATCCCGCTTAGTGATACTATTCTCTACGTCTAGTACAAGTCGCATCTGTCTCTCCTCTAGGACGTATAGATAGAACGCCCTCCGTCTAGCTCTGTATGGATCACACCGTGATATCCACCCTTAAGCTTATTCTTGGCAATGTTCAAGTGCCTTTGAGTGTCTTGCTCTTCTGCACCCTCAACTACAGGGTTCTTAGAGATAAGGATCATTAGGTCAGCCTCTGCTGCCTTACCTGTCTTAGAGCCTTCCATCATGGACTGGTCAACAAAGACCTTACCCTCTGCTACTGCAGACAACTGTGACATCCATACAACACAACACTTGTATTGCTTGGCAATGTTACGTGCGTGGATAGCTGCATCCTTCAAGTAAATGTCAGACTTGTCACTGCTCTTGGTGGCAAACTTGTCACCCATATCTAGGATAACAATGTCAGGCTTCTCGTGTTTAACGACTGCCTCAACCCAACGCATATCTTTGTTGGTGCTATCCTTGATGCGAATGTTCTGACGTACGGGCTCATAACGTGAACGAGCTAGAGAAATGTTAGCACGAACCTCGTCCATAGTCATGTTAGTTGCAGCGCATAGATACCGTGCACCTACACGTTCATAACTCTCTTCGTTACACAAGATGATACACTTGGCACCCTGCTTAGCCCAACCATCAGGGCCAGCTACAAGACTGGCATGGAAAGAAGTTTTACCAGTATTAGGACGAGCACCAACCAGAAGGAGATGCCCCCCACTAACACCTTCCACTTTTCTACGGAGAGTGGGGATGTTAAACTTCCATTGTGTCTCCAGATCATTAGCAGTAAGCAGCGTGTCAATACTAATATCATTCCACTCAATACGTAGATTGGGAGTAAAGTCATCCTTGTAATCCTCAAGTAGTCGGCGCAAAGGTTCAAGTGTAGTCTTCGTACCGTTCACAAACTCAAAGCCAATGTTAGCTACCTGATCCCCAACATACTGCTGGAACATACTAGATAGAACATCCTCTGCAATCTCTGGCTTGATAGGCTCTGCCTTGTCAATCTTACGGAACAGATCATCGTATGCAGACTTAGTTGCAGTA